TGATCCATGACGATCTGTCGATTAACTCTAAATCCGTTGAGCTCAAGGTGCCCCATCGCGAACGGGCAGTCTGTCTTTTTAATAAGTTGGAGAGTTTCTTTCTCATTGTCTTCACAAATCCAGGGAATGAATAGAATACCTAGTCCATCAATATTTACTTCAGTTGATTTTGAATACGGGATGACGTTATCATACTCTGTAAGTAGGAGTTCCACAGAATTAATCTCATTACTATTTTTATAGTATGCATCATGATTACCAACAATCAGGTGCATCTTGATTCCTGCTTCTTTAAGAGGGTCAAATACCACTCTCTTTGCCCACTGAAGAGATTTGAATTCGATACCTCTACGACTGTCAAACGCATCCCCTAAGTGGATTACGGTATCGATACCATATTTCTTCAGATTTGGAAAAAAGACATCACGATAGAACTTTTCAAAGTAATCGTGGAAGAGTTTAGATCCCTTCCTAGCACCATAGTGAGTGTCGGTTATGACGGCAACCTTCATTGATAACGGAGTTTGATGTGAACGGCATCTTTGATGGAATTGTAGTCGCTATAGTTTCCACTGTCAAGCTCGTTCGCATCGAAGACCTCATCGAAGTTGGTCTTCTCCAGAATCTTGTTCTTGATCTCCAGTTGCTTCTTCTCCTGTTGAATACGTCTCAGGAATGCATAGTAGATGATTTGAGTGAAGTAAGCAAATGGGTTCTTAGACTTCTCAGGGTTAAAATTATGGACGTATCTCACACAATTTTCAATACCATCACAAATCATATCATCTTTGAACATATAGTTCACAAAGTTGGGTTTATATGATAAATGATTTGCAATCTTCAAAAAACACTCACCAATATATCTTGGAATCTGTGGTTTTGGTTGATCGTTGAGTTTTGCTCGTTCTACTTCTGCAAAGTAGTTCTCTAAAGCGTTTAGAAACTCTTTGTTATTAACATAGTGTTCCGATTTCTTAGGTCTTGCCATAGTACCATAATTGTGATTGACAGCCATATAACATAGTTTTTACTGATATTATTATATCAGAATCATAAAGAGTTGACAATACCTTGAAATCCATATAGACTAGGTTTGTCCAGGATGAAAGGGAACCTTAGCTGTTATTAAAGAGTTTCTCTAAAACCTCTTTAGCCTCATGAACAGAAGATAAGTAACCCATCTTTCTATCTAGCTTGGAATAGTTCGTTTTATTAATCTTACGAACATATTCTTGATAATATACAATCATTTCGATACTATCTGACTCAGACATCGTCATGACCTCATCCATGTTCAAGATGAACATATCATCACTAGATGTCTTTATCCATGGTTCCATCTTAAAACCTTGGAACTTACCTCTTACCACTAATTCTTCTACGATGATTGGATTAGACAGAATCAACATAGTTCTATCTTCTTCTTCACAGGATGCTACTTTAGCAAAGATCTCTTCCCCTGATCTGAGTTTAATTGTTGCGTAGAAGTCGTCTCCTATTTCGTTCATACACTACTCCTTTAGTCTTTGAGGTTGATTGATATAATCTCATAATTGAATTGTTCTTGAACGTATATTTTCACTCTTTCAATGAAATGGTTCAGAGTATAATTCTTTCTTGAACCCATTGTTGCATCATCTGCAATATCATAAAGTTTAGCTTTCACTTTATCTTTGCCTTTTCTAAGGACTCTACCAATAGACTGTAAGTTCCGAATACGAGACTTTGATGGAGAGGCAAATATTACATTGTGTAGGTTCTTAATGTTGATACCTGTACTGAAAGTTCCAAAGGAGGCAACGATAATAGCGTCTTTCTCTTCCTCTGTAATCTTTCTGACTTGTTCCCTGTCTTCAGCATCCACACCACCATGGATGAAGAAAACTTTTCTACCGTCTGATACTTTTTTATTTATTAGATCGTAAAGTATAGCTCCATGTGTTTCTACTCTGGTATAGAGAACAAGAGTGTTACCTTTTAAATCAACTGACAGGTTAGATATAAATTTGTTTCGATTCTCATGAGAGATTAGATACTTAATCTCATCCTCATATGTATCAAACTTTTGAGGACGATGTTTTAGAACCAAACATTGAATGTCAAGTTTAGCAAGGTGTCCTTCATCAATGAGTTTCTTAGTTCCTGTTACCTTATATGATGGTCCAAACAGTCCCTCTAAGACCCACTTATGGGTCTGTGTACCGTCTAATGTACCTGTAAACCCATATCTATACTTTGCATGATGACACTTGTCCATAATCCCAATAAGGGACTTACTCTTAAACAGGTGAGCTTCATCACCAATAATAACATCATAATCTTCAAAGAAGAGTCTATCCATTTGATAAACTGACTGCCAGGTGGTGATGGTTACCTCATTGGTATTCACTCTCTCACGACCTGCATAGATTCTATGACAGTGGTTTTCAGCATCCCATCCATAGTCTTGGAAGTCTTTGAACATTTGTTCCACAAGTGATGTGGTGGGGACCACAAGTAGAACCTTTCTATTCATTCCAACATGAAATCTCACAACAGAGTAAATCATAAATGACTTACCTGAAGCTGTGGGACTGATCAATAACTTACGGTTATATCTCAGAGCATCATGAACTGCATCAACCTGATAGTCTCTTGGTTTGATTGATGTGATAGAACCCATGTAGTCTTTCACACCTTCTTTGCAGATCATTTCATTGACTTCAAAAGGAAGTCCGTAAAACTTATTTTCTACAAATTCAAAACTATATCCTGCTTTCTCACAGAACGCAACAACTTTATCGAGAAGACCAACATAGATCCTTTTTGTTCTCATATCGAACAAGTGAATCTCTCCGTTCCAATGCCTCCTCCGATACTGAGGCATGAACTTCATATTGGGAACTTCAAAGGTAAATCTATCTCTGAGTTCATATTCGATGTGTGGTTCCGTAGAGATCTTTAGGTAAACTTCGTTTACCTTCTCTATGGTCAAATCAGCCATACTTATAGGTTTCACCTATAAGTATTTATTAATCATTCCGAAATGAATAGTCGAGTTTCATTCTTTGGAATTGATCTCTCAGATGGTTTAGGTGCTCCTGTTCTTCGTATGGTCTTTGAGGAGCTCCTGGCCAATACCTGATCGCTTGTTCCACACAATACGACATCAATCGAACATTCTCGATTGTCATGTGCATTGTGTATTCATAATCGTGTTCTTCGTTCATCCTAGTCCTGAACTAAACCGCATAAATTCAATCGCGTTCTTGATTTGATATGTACGATTAGAAATTTGTTTGAGTATCTCTTCGAGATACTTCAACATCGTATCGTAATAATCAATCTTCAGTGATGAATTAGAAAGTTTCTCATCAGCATCAAGATACTTTTGCATTGTATCTTTGTCACGAATCTTCTTTGGAAATGGGTTCTTCACATAAACATCAGGATCTGCTTTACCAGAGAAGTATTCGTACCTTTCGTGTCTAATGTTCTTTCTTTGTTGTTCTGCTTTCTTCCTGAGAAGAATCAGATTGTTGTATAGATCATAATATTTTGCATGAAGTACGGGTATGTTCAATGATTCAGTATGCAAATTATCAGGATCAATCTTAGAGTCCTGTTCCCACATTTTCTGAATCTGGGGTAGGTCAATCATTAGCAACAACCGCCACCACCTGGCTCAATAGTGTATATGGAATATTTAAAGCTGACTTGACACTGAAGATTTTCAGCTTCTGTCAACTGTGAGTTGAATTCAAGTGGTCCCAAATAGTATGGGAATATATCTTCAAATCTCACAGTGAAACTTGGTTGTAACTGGTTATTGTAAATTACCAGTGATGCAGTTCCAGTCAGATTTAATCCTATTCTATCATAGGGTGCCTCTTTTTGCCAGTCATAAATTTCTTGAAGGTCTTTGGGAAATCCCAATCCTCTAATCCACTGTTGAATCTCAAGGTAATTCTTTAACTCTTCATCAACATAGAATTGAAGTGTCAGGTCTTCAAAGTCAATGACCTCCCCTGGTCTGGGGATGTTCTTCATATAGTTCATCTGATTGGCAACACCAAGAGTCAACCCTGGAATCGCAGTGACGCTTCCAAAGAAACCAATAGTTGGGGCTCTATCCACAAAGAACCCGAAGGTGTTAGCCGCCAGGTAATTTCTGTTCTCAGGTTGAGAAACAGGAAGAGCTCTCTTCACTTCTGTTCTTTTACTTGTCGCCATCAATCGGCACTCATTTCTTAGTATTTATGAATAGGCATAAAAAAAGACCCCCCGAAGGAGGTCTTGGAATGATGTGATGGAT